AATGAATGTCGATTCCTTCCTCCAAGGCAATAGCCTCAGTAGTGGTTACGTTCATTCTACTTTCTCTCCCGTCTGGGGACTATGCGTACTTCGCTATCTCCCCAATAAAGAACACTGATATTTAGTGTTCTTGGCTCTATCTCTTAGTGCCGACTCCCGTTCCGGAGTTAGCATTTACAGCCATCGAATTGGCGGCAATGGCGCGTTCCGCGGCCCTAGCCTTGGTTTCTTTGAGATCAATTTCAATTCGTTCCGATTGACCTTTAGAGATCACTTTGGCTTTCGCCTTAGTAGCAACCTTGGCTCTAGTAGTTCGTTTAGTCTCGTTCTTAGGTTCGGTAGCGTATCGCTTCCGTTCACTAATGGAACGCGGAGAGTCTAGGTTGTATCGTTCTTGATAGCGTTCCCCTCTAGTCATAACTAATCTTCGATCGTGTCGATTAGCTTTGATTCGCTTCATAGCCTTGGCTCTCGCCTTGGCTACTTTGCTTGGCTCTAATACCATCATGCCTTCCCTTCCCAGTGTTCTTTATTGGGGAGAGAGAGATCGGGATCGTCCCAGATTGTGATGTCGGGTATGTCGGAATCCCTACCAAAGTCCGCCTGTTGCCTTTGGTCAGCTTGCTTATATTGGCTTTGGCGTTAGGTCTCACTCCCTATCCTCGCTGGACTTAGTCACGGCGCCTGGGCTTTCGCTGTACGTCCCTACCTAAGTTTGCAGCTAAGGCGAGTTACTGTCCATCGTTACTCACCAATATCGCTTGGCTCGTTTGTCCCTGACCAGAATCCGTTTAGTGTCCCACCTGTCCATCTTCACTTCCTACTCCCGACGCTTCTTGCCAGTCGGTGTAGTTAGCTCTCGCCTAAACGATTCGCAAAGTGATAAGCAGTAACACTTTTCGGTTGTTCCTCAGGAGGATCTGGTTTGACTCTCTTTCGAAGGTTGAGGAAGAGTATAGGCATACCGTCGACTGTATGTCAAGGATTATTTTAGAAACCTCCTTGACTACAGAAAGTGGTATTCTGCAGCTGATTAATCTCACTTTCAGTGGTCAATGCCAGTTACACGCATTTAGTATCAATTGACGTAGGAGGGAGCAATTGATGAGAGTTATGGTTAAGTAGCTGTAGTTGTCTAGCTCCGGCAGAGTAAGAGAGACAAAGAAGAGGATAGGTCTAGTTGACATCAGTTAGGGTGAAGTGCAAGCAAGTGCACGCAGTCACAAGCGCCAATATCAATCGACGGGTCGCTCCCATGTAGATGTCTCACCCACAAAAAACGTTGTCACATAAGGGATTCGGGCATATCAGGCACCTAGCAACACCCCCTGCCCGGATATGAGCTAGGTTAGCTTCATAACGGGCAATTTTGCACCATTTTTCCCTATAGACCCCCATCTGCCCCCATATAGGCTATAGTTGTCGCCGTGGAACCCCGAGTTGCCTCTGCACTGCTCAAGCGCCCATGCCAGCATCCCAAGTGTGGGGAGAACATCCCCAAGGAACGGGCCAAGAACGCCAATTCCAAGTATTGCTCGCCTGCACACCGCCAAGCAGCCAATGATCTCAAGACCAAGGCCCGCAAACGCACCAAGGAAACCGTTCGCAAACTCAAGGACGCCCCCCTCGACACCAGTGCCCGGCGTGGGCAGGTGTACGACGACCTTGTTGCTAGACCTGACCTCCTCTCCAAGTACGAATCCAAAGATCTGACCGAGACCGACATCGCCATTGAGCTAGGGTACGAACGATCCGGCATCTCCCGGGCCCTGACCCAGATCGCCCTGGACGAAGCCACCATGACCGAGCGAGCCAAATGGCCTGGCCCATCACCCGAGGCCGTCAAGTCACTGGACGACTTCAAGACCTTCCGTGATCGTTACTTCCTCACCGAGAAGGGCGAGATGTTCACCACCGAGGGCTATCACCAACGATGGATCGATGCCCTACTGGAGTGCATGGAGACCGGCGAGCGCCTAATGATCCTTTCCCCACCTCGCCACGGCAAGACGCAGCTCCTCATCCACTTCTGCGTCTGGCAGATCGTCAAGAACCCCCACATCCGGATCGCATGGATCGCCGGCAACAAGGACCTCGCCCAGGACTGGATCGCCAGTATCCAGTTTGAGTTGGAATCCAACGACACCCTCATCAAGGACTTCTTGCCCCATGGTGCTTCTTTCCGACCGGCTGCCAAGTCTCGAAAGTCTTGGTCCCGGACACAATTTTCCGTGGCCACACAGATCTTCAACGTCAAGTCACCGACAATGGTGGCAGTATCTCGAGGGTCTAAGGTGCTATCTCGTGACGTCGATCTCATCATCGCAGACGACATCGAGGATCACGGTTCTACCATCCAGCCCTCTAACCGGGAGCAGACCCGAAACTGGTGGGTGACCGATGTCCTGTCCCGCAAGGAGGATCACACCGGTTGGTTCGTAATTGGGTCCCGTCAGCACCCTGACGATCTCTACGGCCATCTCCTAGAGTCTCCCGCCTGGGAGTCCATCGTGGAGACCGCCCATGATGAGTCGGTCTGTATCGGTGTCGATGAGGTAGATATAAAGGCCCATGTCGATTGTATGCTCTGGCCTGACCGACACTCCTATGAATGGCTCATGGACCAACTCGCCGCCTCTGAGCTCTCAGGTGGCCGAGCCTTGTGGGAGATGGTCTACCTGAACCGGCCTTCTGCCGAAGGCCTCACCATTTTTTCTCGTGACCAACTTCATGCCTCTCGGAACCCAAATCGGGACATACTCGAGTACCCCGACGACGCTGTGCTTGTCGCTGGCCTTGACCCTTCAGCAGTTGGATACCAGGCGTCCTTCTGCTGGGGGTATGTCCCTTCCGAACGTCGCCTCCTGATGATCGATATTGAGAACGAGGAAGGTGGGGGGATCCAAAAGGCTCGCACCCAGATCGCCCATTGGTTTGACCAGCATCCCGAGAAGCGCCTCTATTGCCGGCAATGGTACGTCGAGGACAATCTCTACCAGGGCGCCATCAAGAAGGACGAGCTCCTGGAGAAGTACTGCCGGGACAACATGATCAAGCTCGACACCGTCCACACCGACCGCACTAACAAGTGGGATCCCACTATGGGGATTACTTCGATGCCGGCCTGGTGGGAAGCCGAGCTGGTGGATCTCCCCTACAAGACCCCTCGGGCCAAGGCAAAAACTGACTCCTACATCCGGCAGCTTCTCAACTTTGCCGCCCAGACCACAGGCCGAAATCGGCGTGCCAATGGAGACCAGGTGATGGCTTCGTGGTTCCCCTTCCAGCATTTGCGCTTCCTAGATGACAACCGAACCTCTACCATGGGACTCACATACCGACCTTCCTATCCGTCCATGACTCGGGGTAGCATGTTCAATTACCGGAGGACGTAGTGCCCACAACACGGCTCAGTCTAGAAGAGGTTAAGCAACGAGCTGACGATCTTCGCCAACTTCACGCCCCCTATATAGATGACCGGCACCGCATTCGTGCTGTCATGGATGGTGGGATTGAAGGGGTACGCCAACTTCTGGGCGACAACGTGGACATCGGTGACGAGCAGGACATCCCTGCTGCCCACTTGATGTTCTCAGGCATTGAACGACTGGCCCAGAAGCTAGGGCAGATCCCTGATATCCGGGTTCCCGTTCCCGATCACATCGACTCCACCCGGTCCAAGAAAGCCAAAGCCAAGGTCGCCCGCATCGTTGAGGGGTATGACGATGTCGGTTCCCTCGAACTCCAGATGCTCCAACTCGCTCGCTGGGTTCCCGGTTATGGGTTTGGTGTCTGGGTCGTCCGGGAGAAGGAAATCAACCGTCAGCGTTATCCCGTTACTAAGATGCACAACCCCCATAACGCCTATCCCGGGCATTGGGGAGTGGACCAGCGCCCCACCGAACTTGCCATGGTGCGTCGGGTCCCAGGTCGTACCCTGCATCGGGTCTACGGTTCTCGGTTTACTGGCGAGGACAACGGCAACCAACTCTCCGCCTTCAACGTCGGTGAGCTCGGCAAGGTCTGGGAGTCCCCCGGGTCCCCCTCCGGATTCAACGTCATCGACTATTTCGATGTGAGTGGTACCTACACCTTTGTCGAAGAAACTGATGACCTTCTCTCCTACACGGAAAACAAGCTCGGGATGCCTCGGTTCGTCATTCCCCATCGTCCTTCCTTCAATGCTCTAGTAGGTCAATTCTCTCACCTGCTTGGACTCATGTCGATGTATGCGAAGCTCAATGTATTGGCAGCCGTAGCCATGGAAGATGCTGTCGAAGTGGAAACCAACATCTTCGGCCAGCTCCGGGGCAATGAGTACTTGAAGGGACGCCATGTCACCAACGAACTCGAAGTCAATGCCAGAGTTGAAAAGCCCACTACAAATATGCCTTATCAGCTATTTGAGCAGATTGACCGGCTCGAGCGGCAGCTACGGCTTACTTCGGGGTATCCGATTACAGATGATGCTGAGTCACCAAATTCGTTCGTTACGGGAAGAGGACTGGAGGAACTTGGTGCTGGATCCTCCCGAATCGTCAACGAATATCAGACCATCCTCAAACACGCCCTCCAAGACCTAGATGAAATTCGCCTGACCTGGGACGAAGAGTTCTACGGCTCCCAGACCAAGAACATCTATGGGATGCACCAGGGTACTCCTTACACTGAAAAATACACCCCCAAGGAAGACATTCGGGGCCAGCACCGCACCAAGCGTGTTTACGGGATGATGGCCGGTTTCGATGATCCCACCATGATTGTTACGGCACTCCAACTCCTGGACGGTGGAGTGATTGATGTCGAGACAGTACAGGAGAACCTGAGGGGATTGGACAATGCCCCACGCATCAACGAGCGAATCCGGAAGCGTGGAGTTGAACAGAATCTTCTGGCAGGACTTGGACAACAGTTCGCCCAAGGTGATCCTCGGGCAGCTCTCACGCTATCTGAGATGTATCAGAATCCCGGTGACTTCGAGGACATCCTCGCCAAGTTCTTTACACCCCAAGAGCCTCAGATGTCACCCGAGGAGGAACAGCTAGTCGGCGCCGCTGCGGGTGTCCCGGGTCAACAGGGTCCCATTCCCGATGTCCGGACTTCCCTCACTCGCCTCACCCAGGAAGGTCAGGCCGAGGGAGGGGTCCAGACCGTGAGAACTAACCGCATTGAACCTAGGAGGGCTTGATGCCTAGACAGCGACAAAAGACCACCGCTCCTGCTGGAGTGGCCCCACAGCCACCTGGAGCCTCCCGGTCCCAACCAGTACGAGAGGTTCCCACCACTACCGGCCAGTCCCGAGGGCAAAACGCTGCTCTCCAACAAGCAGCTCCCCTGCACCAAGTCGGCCCTTCCCCGGCAGCCCAGGGAAACCCTCAACCTATCCCACAGGATATATTTGCCCCCACGGAGTTCCCTGACGAGCCCGTCACTTCCGGTATTCCTCTTGGTCCAGGGCAGGGGGGGGAGATGATGCTTCCCGATGATCCAGACATGCTGATCCGAGCCATGATCTCCGTGTATCCCGACCCTGATCTGATAGGACTTCTGCGAGAGGGTCCCTGATGGGCCTTTTCTGGTTCAACGATCTCGCCACCGAGCAGCAGTTGATGACTGAGGTGCGTGCTCGTAATCTCGCTTTTCAGGCTATCCGGGAGAATGTCACTCCCTTTATGGCCGAGAACTTGATTGAGACAGCAGCTCGCCATCCCTCTCTGTCCAACTCGGTCCTCCAGGCTGCGGCTGCCGTTGGGATCCCTGCCAACTCACCTGCCCTGCCCGAGATAGAGCGCCGCCAGGCCGAAAACACACAACAGAGCTGGACGAATCTGTTCGGCAAGATCTTCACCGTTCCAGTAGGTGTAGCTACCGGGTCCCTCAAAATTGGGGTCCGCTCTGCCTTCACCTTCTTCGATGCCGCCATTGACGAACTGGTACTCCGACCTTTCCGCACCATTGTCGGAACGATTTCTCAGGAGATTGGCAATGAGAATGACCCCCTCTATCAGGAGCTCAAGAAAGACGGTCTCTCTATCTATGACGCCTACAAGCTGTCGGGAGAGTCGATTGGGATACGGGCCATCCGGGAGCACTTCTCTGGACGAGGGGCCAACATCGGCTCAGGTTTCATCCCCGACTCCGACATCCCCGAAGAGATCGTGACCGACTACGACAAGTTGGTAGCTGCCGGCGTTACCCCCAACAAGGCTTACGAACGTCTAGGTGGCAACAAGATGAAGCCGATCACCGACATTCGCCACTATGAGGCCGGGCGCCTCCGATTTGGTGGTGGTCAAGAGATCTCCCCGGGTCGGGTGGTGGCCTCTACAGTCTTTCAGCCTGGCTCCATCCCCTACAACATGCTGTCTGGCCTGGCCGACGCCACTGTCCAGATCGCCGCTGACCCCACCGGCCTCGCTCTCTCCAAGATCTCCCGACTGTCCAAGTCCAATAAGCTCATTTACCCTAACGGGTCTGCCTACGTTCGCCGAGATGGACCTATCAGCAACTTCCTTGGCAGGTGGAACCCTGGTCTAATTCGTGGGGCTCGTCCTTCTATCATGGCCCAAGACGCCTCTGTCTATGGCCCCCAGCAGAGGGGCGCCGGCAAGCTGTGGGATGTGATGAAGAACAATGTCGGGGACGAGGGGTATATCGACAACCTCGAGCTCCTCTCCCGAGGTTCACCCATTCCCCCGCCCCCCAAGCTGATCCAACGGATCACGGACTCCAGGGACGCTCGAGAGATTGAGGCCCTGGCTATGCGGTTCCTGGGCCAAGGGGGTCGCCGCAAGCCCACCGCCACTTCCTTCCTTGGTCGCCTGGTGACCGGTCGAGACACCTCGGTTGGGTCCTTCTTTGGTCGCATGGTGGGCAAGACCTTTGGGGACGCCGACGATGCAGCCAGGGGAGCCACCCTTGGCTTCCAGTATGCTATTCGTAACCAGTTTGGTCAGAACCACCTGGGCCGGATCTTCTCCAAGATGCCGTCACGCCTGGGGATGAGGGTGGACAAAGTTGGAGACATGGTCAAGGACGGCAACTCTTGGCTGTTCCAGTTCGGATTCGACAAGGCCACACGAGGCAGAATCGTTCGCCAGCTCGGTGACTTGCGAGCTGGTGATGCTTGGGGTGCTCGTCGCATCATGGTCAAAGCCGCAGACGACCTTCGGGCCACCATGGTCCGCAATGGTCTTAGCGACAAGGTCGCTCAACGAGCTACCACCATGTGGAACAAGGAATGGGAGGGCCTGCGCCATGCTCGGGCCTACTGGATGGACCTTCACGGCAACCCGATCAACTTCCCGGGCGCCCAGATGTCGTTCCTCCCCGAAATGGATGAGGCCGGCAATCTGATAGCCATCACAGCCGTCACCCACCCCTCTGCCCACACCTTGCTGGAGCACACCAGTCGCTTCCTGCCTATGCCTGATCCTCGCAAGATGCGCCAAGCCATGAGCAAGTTCAACAAGCTGTTCCTTAACTCCACCACCGGCAGCCAACGCATGTACCTGAATGCCCTTGATGGGTACATGCAGCGCTTCTGGAAGCCCATGGTCCTGTCCCGAATTGCTTGGCCGGTGCGTGTCATCCTCGAGGAGCAGGTCCGGATGGCCGCTGCCGGACACGACTCTCTGTTCAACCACCCTCTCCGTTGGTTGGGGTGGGTGGTGGCCAAGCCGGGCAAGAGAGTGAATGGTGTCCTCCAGCCCGCCGACGACATTGCTGGTGGACTCATTCACCGAACCGGAGCCTCTGCCGACATAGAGGCAGGCATCACCTACCAGCAAGCTCATTCCCTCCGGAACGCTCAGGGTCATATGGGTGGTATAGACAAGGGAGTCAAGGGCAAGCGTACATCCATTATGGCCTCACCCACCTTTGACGGTGTCCACATCTCTCAGCCAGGTGGCCGTGAAGCCCTGTCCTCCCAGATGTTCAATATGTGGTTCGACGACACCGCCGCCACCTTGATCCACCTCACCCCTGCCTCTTCTTCTCATGCCTCACCAGAATACGTTGAGTGGTTGATGACAGGTGAGGGTAAGGCCCATCGCCTCAAGATGGCCCAAGAGGGACAGCCAGCTCGGTTCCTTGGTGAGGATGGTGACCCTATGGACCTCTTGGAGCGTGGCTTGGCTGTAGAAGGCAACCCTGACGCTCTTTTGATGAATGCCGACGACCCTGAGATTGCCCGGATGCTTGGTATCGACCCAGCCGAAGGTGAGGCCTGGGCTCGGATGGCTACTCAGAACTACGCTGATTCACAATGGGCCCGCTTCAACGGCAATGCTGGTGGTGACTACAAGGTGGTTCCTATAGGGGGCGATGAGGTTTCTCCCTATGCCTATATTCGTAACGAATACGTCGTCACCACTCCAGGGGATACCAACCTCCTTCAAGCCACAGTTTCTGGCGAGCTCAAGATGCCTAGCGGTACCAAAAACCTCAAAATAGACGAACTCCGCAGGGCCAGTACCCAACAGAAGTTGCGCCCATCGGATCGAGTAGCAGAATTGTTCAAGGATGGCGAAGCCTATGGCCATGTTCGTCCCAAGCACTACCTCCCTCGCAAGGTTGGGGGCATCATTGATGAGCAGGCAGGGATCTGGGACACGGCCATTCAGTGGATCTTCAGTGCTGCTGCTCGCCTGACCGACAAGTTCTCCCGTATCCCTGTCTACCACCAGGCTCTTTGGGATGAGATCGAAGTTCTCCTGCCCCGCATGTCACCTGACCTGAGGGCTAGATGGATAGAGGAAGCCAAGGGAGCGAACCTCCCGCCGGCCACTATTGCCCGAATGGAGAAAGCTCCAATCGCCTCTACTGCTGACCCTGAGATCCTTGTCTTCAACGAGCTTCGCATCCGCACCACTGGTGCCGAGACACGAGTAGAGAATCTTCGGGGCACCCCGCTCACTGATGATGCAGATGCCAGGGCCTTGGGGTTCGAGGACTCTGAAGAGGCTCGCCAATTGGCTGACAGTGATTGGCGAGAGTTCTCCGAACGGACGGGATACACCCCGAAGGAAATCGAGGAGTATGAGGAGTTCATGGATATCGCCCGAGAGGTAGATCCCTCGGGCGAGTTGTCGGTCGAGGCTACACGAGACATCGATCCCCACATCGATGTCGCTGATGACATCGATGACTATGACTTCACCCTGGACATCGCTTCATCCGTCGCTCTCCATAAGACCAAAGACCTCCTCTATGACCTGTCCTCCAAGTCCAACGCTGCTGACATCACCCGCAACTTCACTCCCTTTGCCGAAGCCTGGTGGGAGATCCTGTCTACCTGGTCCAAGTTGATGACCCATAACCCCCAGACCCTACGACGGTTCCAGCAGGTCTATGAGGGTGCCCGGGAAGCCGACCCCTTCAATACAGGCAACGGGTTCTTCCACATCGACCCCCAGACCGGTGAAGAGGTGTTCGTCTACCCCCTCATTGGTTCCATGCTGGGGATGGTCACTGGCATTGGTGGCGGTGTAGGTCCCTTCAACCCTGGGGTTGGTCCTGGTGGGGCAGTGGAGACCCCCCTCGAGCTCACAGGTTCACTCAAGGGTGCCAACTTGTTCGCCGGCAGTGTTCTCCCAGGGGTTGGACCAGTCGTCCAGTTCCCTGCCTCTTTCTTGATCCCCGACCATCCCAACGCCGATTTCCTCCGTGACCTGATTCTCCCCTTCGGAGAAATGGACTCCATCTCGGACGTTGTAGGGGTCGGGGTCCTACCCGCTGCCGTCCAGAAGATGGTGACCGGGTTCGGCCTAGGCGAGGATCCCAACGCCGCTCGCCTCCAGAACAACACCACCATCGAGCTCTATCGGGCCCTCATCCTTTCAGGCAACTACAACGTCGGGGCCAAGGACGCCGAAGGCAACCCTGACGGAGTGACAATCCGCAAGGAGTTCGAGCGTGCCATGGGTGACGCCAAGCGCAACTCCTCCTGGTTCACCGTTATTCGAGGCTTGGTCCAGTTCATCGTTCCCTCTGCCCCGGCTCCTCGGTACCAGGTCAAGATTGCCGAAGAGATTTCCTCCGAAGCCGCTGGTCAGGTGTTTGCCCTCCAGATCCTTGCTGATGAGTACCGCAAGAAGCTCGAGGAGATGGGTGGCGATGATCAACAGGTGACTGAGTGGTTCCTGAACACCTATGGTCTGGAGCCCTACATTCTCACCACCCCCAAGACCCGTCAGATCAGGCGTCGGTCATCTACCTCTTTTGGTGACAATTACCAACGACTCAACCCTGACCTCTATAACTCCATAGCCCCTCTGACGGCCTCTTATGCCGAACCTCTCTCCACTGAGGACTTCGACTACAACGCCTATCTGCGTGAGATCCGGGAACGCACCCGAGTCCCCCTCACCGTGGAGCAATGGGCACAGACCCGCAACCAGCTCGTTGGTCGGCTCCGCTACCAGATAGAGAAGGATCGCCCCGAGGTTCAGGCCCTCTTGAAACGTCGTCCCGAAGTGGCCAGGGTCTACCTCAAGGCCCAGCGTGCCTTTCTTCGCCAGAAATACTACGGCTATGACCGCACCATTGAGAACCTCCCCCAGCGCAAGGGCCTAGACGAAATCATGGAAGAGTTCGAGACTGTGTGGTTTACCGATGACCGCCTCCGTAATTCCCCTGCTGGTTCATCGGTGCGGTACTATATGTCCCTGCGGGCACAGGCTGAGACCTACGCAAAGCGGCGCCTCGACCTGGTCTCCTTCACTTCTGCTCAGAGAGCGGCCCCTATCCGCTCATGGCTCCGAGAGCAGGCCGATCTCCTTGCCCAAAAAAATCCAGAGTTCCTGGTCTTGTGGCGGTTCGTGTTTGAGCGTGAGTTGATCAACGAAGAAGTCAATCCTCAGACCATGTCGACTAATCCCTCCCCAGAAGAGTTTGCTCTTTTGGGTCTTGACGGAGGTACCATTGACCTATGAGTGAGATCCCCACTGAGATCCTGGATGCCATTCGTGTAGGTGACCCCATCACCTTGGAACAATTCCGCACCCTCTTGGCGAACCCAAGCATATTGGCTGACCTCACTCCGGGTGAACGATTAGGGGCAAAGCTGGGCTATGGCCTTCCCCTTGCAGACGCTGATTATGAAATCTTCAAGGACGATCCCAGCCTGGGTCTTGACGTCACCGCCTTTGCTGAAGGGGCATTTGAGCTTTGGCGTAGAGGAGAAATTGGGCAAGATTTCTTCGATGAAGTCCTTGGGGACGACCCCATAGTTCGGGGGGAGGTTTCTATGGAGAGTCTCCGAGCAGCAAGAACCGGCTGGAGGACAGGGGAAGTTGATATCTCGGCTCTCGTTGATCTGCCCATTGAACTGCACTTACCCAATATTGGAGGTGCCATCTTTGGTGGTGGGGAAAGCCGTCGTGATGAAATCACGTTTCTCCTGGCCCTCACTCAATTGAGCCTAGCGCAGGTGAAGAAGGCAACTAACCTCCTCGCTGAAGAAATCCCCCATGTGATACTGACCGAAGCCTTCGATAACGAAGTCATCTCCCTCAACGAGTCTATAGCCGACGTCAAGGCCCAGAAAAGAGCCGACTATAAACTTGAACACCCAGAAGATTCAGAAGAGCAAATTGACGCCCACTTCAATGAATTGGACCTACAGGCCGAGCAGGAGCTGGGTACCCACGATGTTGACATCGGGGGTGGGGTCAAAGTAAGGGGCCTGACAGCGGCTCAACAACTGGACCTGCGGTACGGTGTCGAGGACCCCCTCGGAATCAGAGAAGGCACCACTGCCATTCGTGATGGTGAGGAGAAAAGACCGGAGTGGAACGCTGACCATGTGATCCTTCGAGAAGACGGAACCCTCTATGCCGACATGTCTATGGAACAGATCATATTGATGCAGGCCGACATGGTTGAGGCCGAGTTTCTCACTGCTGGGAATTTTCTTCCAGGCTATTGGGATCACGGTACCCGCAATGCCCGAGCCCGCCTCCTTGAAGAGGCCAACAACGATTTCGACCATTGGAAAGTAACACTAGAGAAACGCAAGCAAGCCACCCGGGACGATGTGAGTGACGTCCCCACTCGCCTGGTGGACAACGTCTTCCTCGTGCAGGACCCTGCCTCCATGGCTGCCGATGTCCGCAATATGTTCATCGAAAATCTGGGTCGGCTTCCCTCTCCTACAGAGATGGCAGAGCTGGCAAATGAGCTTGAGCTTGATCATCGCTTGGACTTTGAAGCTCGCCTGGCCGACAAGACCGCTCTCGCCCAGCAGCAACACGAACAGGACTTGGTGGATGCTGGTGCTGGGGGTATTGATGAAGCCGCATTGTTGCGAAGAGCCGTTGCGTCTGCTGATCCTTCTTTCTATGAGCCCTTCGGCTCCACACCTACTGTCCAAGAAGCTATAGCTACTGAACGCTCTCTATTGGAGCCTCAGGGGGGTTTGGTGATAGCCGATGAGGACGAGGTCCAAGATGTTGATCCCCATTCTCGCCTTGAGGCCAACTTCTTTGCCAAGTATGGTCCTGTCATTGACTACAAGCGTGAACGCTCCGACGCCACAGAGGCCAAGTCAAACCTGATGACGTCGATACTCACACTGGATGCCTTGATCAAGCAAGGAACGGGGTTCTGATGCCACGCCATTCAGATTCAGTCGAGCGATACCGTCCATTGGTCTCCAGGTACTTCGCCCCTGAGGACGTAGACCAGGCCATGATGCTGATGTGGTACGAATCTCGTGGTAGGACCGGCGCTGCTGATCCTCGTGGTGCTGGTCGAGGCCTGTTCCAACTGGATAGCAATGCCTGGAGTAGCAACCTCACCTCGGCTCGCAAGTACTACGCAGGCCGAGATATTTTCCTGGGCGATGACATCAACGACGCTGAGACCAATATCGCCGTTGCGGCTCGCACCCTGGCCGATAGGGGGTGGGGGGCCTGGTCCTCAAGCGCACCTGGCCGACCTGCCGCTCCGGGTCAGTATGGCCCTCGCACTGCTTGGGATGGAGTTTCGTATCAAAATCGTGGCGGTGGCCCTGTCTCCCACTCCCCGGTTGATGTACCGGTCGGAGGTCACGCTCGGACTCCGGTCGGCATCACCGCTCCCACAGGTGCCACCGCCACGAAATCCACCTATTCCTCCCGAGAAGCTGCCTTGGATCTCCTGAGTCTCTTGTCGAATCAGATTGCTGGGGGTCAGCGATCTCGCATTGAGGACTTGCAGAGTGTCAAGGCCGACACCAGTCCAAATAGCTTTGATGAGGTAAGCGAGTCCGCTACTCCTGGCATTGAAACTACTTCTGGCATTGAAACAGCAAACTTGAATGCTCCTCCTGACATTCAAGTTCCTACCCAACCACTTGAACCTCGTACAGACATCGATCCTGGGCTTTACACCCATCCCCTGGCCACAGGGATCGTCCCTCACGGCATTGGTCTCTATCAGCAGCCTCGCTCTCATGGGCCGCATGAAGGAATTGACCTGACTGCTCCCGGTGGTACCCCCTTCATCACTATGGGGCCAGGTATCGTTACCCGGGCAGAGGTGAGTGGTGGCCTGGGTGGCCTGATGATCGAGATAGACCACGGTGATGGCAACACCAGTCTTTACTACCACAACCAGGAGAATTTGGTCAGTGTGGGGGATCGGGTCGTGGCCGGCCAGAACATCGGCATCGTGGGTGAGTCTGGTAACGCAAACACCCCTCACATCCATTTAGAATTCCGTCAAGGTGGTAACCCTGTCGATCCTTGGGGAGTCATAGGACAGTTGCAGTATCCTGAGGCTGAAGTGCCAGAACGAGGGGTGGAGTTCGATAATGTTCACATTTGATGACGAAGGCGAGATCGAGCGTTCTACTGGTGAGAGCGCTGGTCCTGGTGGAGCTGGTCCTGGCGGGCCAACCAACGCCAGTATCGATACCGTTCCTGGCGGTAACGAAGTCTGGAGGATCGGTGGCATCACCCACCTCGTCTGGATTGTTGATGGATTCGACCCACCCCTCTATATGGCTTGGGCCGTCACTGAGGACCAATTCGCTGATGTGTTCGAGGGAGGGACCCCTCGCTATTCCCAGCCACCCATGACCTGGGATGACGCCAATCGGATCGGTGTGATCACCCACGGCAACGTGGCGAACATCGACAACACCGCCAAGCACCCCTTCGAGACCTTCGTCCGTGACTTCGAGCGTGAGGCTCAGATTCGTCCTTGGCTCACTGACCCCGAGATGCTGGCCATCCATGTCGCTGCTGTCCTGGAGGGTCGGCTCGTCACTGATGCCGAGATCCAGACCACCAACTGGTGGAAGACCCACAGTGCCGCCGAGCGAGCCTGGCTGGGTCTCAACGCCTCAGATCCTGCCGAAGCCCTACGCCAGGTAGATGACCGGCGCCGCATTGTCCGTGACACGATGGTTAAGGCCGGCATCGATAATCCCGATTCCGCTCTCATCCAGGCTATTGCCGACCGGGTGACCACAGGAGAGTGGACTGACTCCTTCGGGACCGAACAGCTCATCAAACTTTCCGATCCCTACGCCCCCGGTACCCTGGATCCAGCTCTCGAAGCCCTGGCCAATGACTTTGGTATCGATATCACCAGAGCCGAAGAGAACACTGTTCGTGAGTCACTCAATCTCTGGCTCGGCCCCAAGTTCGGAGAGAAGTCTCCAGCATGGGTTGAGCGTTGGGCAGGTGAGCTTCGCAACAACCCTGATGCTGAACAGGAGCTCACTCGTGCTCTCCAGGGCACCCGTATGGCTCTCTTCCCCGAATACACCAATGAGAATCTCACCTACGAGGACATTGCTGGCCCGGTACGCCAGCAGTTCCAACAGATCTGGGGTGAAGAACCTGACGAGGACGATCCTCTGTTCTTCGACATCGCACAAGACAGTAACATCAGAGCCAGAGGGTCTCGACTTCGCCTTGAGGGTCTGAATCGGGGAAACAAGCAGGTGAACGATGACTTCCAGTCCTCTATCCTGGGGTCCTTCGGTGGTCAGATCAGGAGAGCCGTATGACAGTCCTCGCTATTCAGCGTGCCCTGTTGGGGCTTGGCTACGACCCAGGCCCCCTCGACAACATCATGGGCCCCCTCACCCAGAAAGCTATCAAGGCCTTCCAGTCTGACAAGGGCCTCCAGGTCGATGGCATCGTGGGTCCGATCACTACGGCTGCCCTCAACTTCGCCATAGCCACCACAACAACTACTAGCACCACTTCGGGCGACGATGACGATGGTACTGAAACTGCCACCATCACTGCTACAGACGACGATGGCATAGAAGGGGTCCCTCCAACCACAGTCACCATCGAGGAACCTCTACCACCACCTGCCACTTCTGCTGGTCTGTCTTTCCTAGAGCAGACCAATGCTCTCCTTCCCTGGCTCCCTAACTCTTTGGCCACCATCTACGCCAATGTCTGGGCCGAGAACGCCGACACCGACCTGGCCCTGGCTGCTGTCCGGGCAGACACTGGATATGACGATCTTCTCCCCGGCAACCGGCGCCCAGATGGCACCTTCCGGATGACCGAAGCCGAGTATTTCTCCACTGTGGACTCGTTCAATCGGACCCTGGCCCAAATCAACCTCAACCCTGAGGTGTTCCGGTCCATGTTCGTTCGAGCCATTGAAGGAGAAGTCTCAGCTCGGGAGTTCCAGGACCGTGTAACCAATGCCTACACCAACATCCTGGTCAATCTCCCTCAGGTTCGATCCTTTTACGCCAACGAATACAACACCGATCTCACCGATGAGTCCATTATTGCCTCAGTCCTTTCTCCCGAGATTGGAGAACAGGTACTCAACCGGCGCATCCTGAGCTCACAGATTGGTGGCTCTGCTGCCTTGCGTGGGTTCGACTTGGGACTAAATGAAGCTGGTCGGCTGGCGGCGGCAGGACTCAACCAGGGGACATCGGCTCAGTTCTTCGCTACTGCAGCTCGAGCTCTTCCGGCTCTGAGGGGTTTTGCACAGCGGTTCAACGAGGGAACCTTCGATCTAGCCGAGTTCACTGAGGGCAATGTCTTCGGGGATCCCAAGGTCAATGCCAAGATCGAACGACTGTTCGCTCTTGAGGCTGGATCCTTCAACTCTCAGCGTGGAGTGACTACAGGCCAACGTGTTGGACAGCGCCGAGGGGTTGCCGTTCGCTAATCTTCTGCTTGGTTGGAAACACTGCTAGTACAGCCGCAGTAGACTACCTGATTGGGAGATGACCTCTGTGAGACACTGCCCGCACTGCTGGGGACGACAAATCCTCAGCATCATCGCCACCACATTCGCCGCCGCCGTCGCCGCATTCGCGACAGGTTGCCTGTTCATCGTATTCGCTAGGTCAGTCGGACTTCTGTGAGACGATGGCGCTGGCCGCCCGTTCCGGTCACAGTCCCAGTGACATTGGTGGTGGTAGTGCTAATCTTGGTGTTCCAACCCGTACCCCCAACCCCGCCAGTTCCCACGGTCCCGGCATCGACGTCGGCCTCTCCCCCCACATCGATGCCGGCGACCACCACCAGTAGTACCACCACCAGTAGTACCACGACCACAACGATTCCGGTCACAGTCCCAGTGACATTCCCACCCGTCTCCATCCCCGAACGCGCCGACATCGCCTGCGCCACCATCCAGCAACTACCCACCGACCGCTACCTCGAACGAATTACAGATTTTTGTCTCCCCGTCGCATGGGCACTCACCGACTTCACCGACCTCCACAACGACCGGATAATCATCCCTGACCTCACCTTCGAGGAATACTGGCAGGCGGTCCTTCACATGCTCTACGTCGTCTCCTTCGAGTCCGGAGGAGATCCTCTAGCCAACTCGGTCAACTGGGGTTGCCCTCGCAACGAACGCCTACGACCCGACGACGACACCGTCTGTGCCTACTACGGATCCCGGGTTCCCCTCGGCTGGATATCCCACATGAGTCATCTAGTAGAGGAACGGAGCCTCCGCCTTCTCGGGTATCTCATAGACCCGTACTCCCTCTACGAGGCGTCACTCCTCGGGTTCGCTCTCGTGTACGAGATCGGAGGCAACGGCTGGTATCACTGGTGGCATATCTCGTGGACGATGAACGAGTACACATCACGCCATGGGATCACGCCGACCCGGTACTGCCCGCCGGACGCCTACTGGGGAGATGTCCGCGGTGGCTACCAGGAATGCCCCTATGGCTGACTGCACCGTATGCAACTATGCAAGAAACTAAGTTGCAAAGCAGCAGCGCAGGGAGGTTTTCCTTGACTGGAGGGCCTCCCTCTGTTTATACTTCCCCCAACGGTTTTGGTTGGGTACACCGATAAGACCCACCATGGCTTTGGCAGGGTATGCCATAAGACCCTCCATCCGGGCGAGGCCCCTAGGCACTTCGCTTGTAATTGAGCCCTATCGACACCTGGCCAGTTGGTGGCAGACAGCCACAGGCCACGGTGCCTTTTGCATGTTCTGACTGTCGCCAGGCGTGTGGACCTCCCCCGATTCACACTGTTTCCTGCTCAGGGGAGAGCTACGGAGGAAATAATGACTGATGAACTTAATGGACCAGCAGGACTTCGTGAAGCCTATGACCGTTCTCAGGAGCGCAACAAGGTGCTCGAGGCAAAGCTGTCCACACAGGCACTCATCGATGCAGGGTTTTCAGACCCCGACTCGGTAGAGAGCAAGGCAGTGGAGAAGTTCTTTGACGGTGACTTCACCGATTCGGACGCCATTGCCAAGTTCGCCAAGGAAACGCTTGGGTATGACCTGGATGCCCCCAGCAAGGAAATATCTGCAGAGCCAGCAACTCCGCATGTGAATCCAGCCGACGTCGTTGTTGCCGATATCCGTTCTGATGAGCTCGACGCCACTGCTGCCGATGATGCCATTGTTTCTCGTTCCGAAACGGAGACCTTGGTGAACGATCTAATGAAGGTCGCTGTCGCACATGGAGCTGGGAACGCAGAACAGATCGAAGCGGCCATGGCAGCGGAATTGCAGGGGCATGGCTATATGCCAGACCGGACCTACGCAGGTGCTCCCCTCACTCAGTAATTCCTCTCCTAAGGAAACCAACCAAGGAGAATTGTCATGGCTACGGCGACGGTAGGTACTACCTACACGAACCCAAATTTTGTGGGACCCCTGTTCCACCTGACGCCTACTGACACGCCCTTCTTGTCCGCTATTGGAGGCCTCAACGGAGGTCGCTCGATTGCGTCGAAGTATCACACCTGGCAGACGGATGCCAACGGTGCACCGGATCAGCCGGCCATCGTGGAAGGTGCCGATCCTTCGTATGCAGAAGAGACTCGCTCAGAAGTCTCCAACATCACTCAGATCTTCCAAAAAGGTGTGCAGGTGACGTACACCAAGCTGGCCATGACGGCTCAGCTCGGTGACTACGCCTCTTCACGAACCTGGTCGATCATGGGTGACCAGCCGGTCAAGGATGAGCGTGCTCACCAGTTGATGTTGAAGCTCGCAGTGATGAAGCGCCAAGTGGAGTACTCGATGCTCCGAGGCGAGTATCAGGCTCCAAGTGACAACAGCACTGGCCGCAAGATGCGTGGCATGAAGGCCGCCATCTCGACCTATAGCTTGGATCTGTTCACCATCCCCGGAACCGCTGGTACCTGTACGTTCGACGTCACAGGTGGGGCCTCCGAGGATCTCTGGACCATCGTCGGAGCCCACGGCTTCGCTGTTGGTGACGAGGTTCAGTTCACGGCTGTTGGTACGGGTGCCGAGGGCTATGCCGTCGATACCTCGTACTGGGTCGCATCGATTCCATCCACGACCACCTTCCAGTTGTCTGCCACCAAGTCAACGACCGTTCTCGAGGGAACGTCCGCTGACTCATCTGGCA